TCATATTGCTTATAGTCAGTAATGGACCATAAACAGTAGTAGAATCAACTACGTGATAGATATTTCCTTCGTCTGTCAGGTAGTTATAAGTTAGAACTAGTAAAGTATTTCCAGTTTGAGTAGGATAGTTATAAATTCTTTTTACGTTATCTAATGGAACACTAACATCTTGAGATACACCAATACCATACCTTGTAGCTACAGAAGCACCACCTACAAAGCGAAGATTTTCGCAATCTTGAAAATGATCTAATGGAGTATTAGTAACGTCTCCGCGACGCCATAATCCATTAAAAGCATTGATAGGAACCGGCTGATGATCTCTTAACATGATATTGAATTGGGAGTTAGACTGGCCCTTCAACCAGATGGTAATGCTGTTAATACCCTCTACTGAATTGTAGAGATGGTATCTTACTATCTAATCTCAGCCTAACTCCCAAACCCTAATTATGCAGGCTGACCAACCTGTAATGCAGCCTGATCTGTAGTATAGTTAAGCCAAGTTCCAGTTGCAGAACCTGTATAACCATGTGCAGGATCAATATCTGCATGTGCATCATCAAAGAAGTTCAATAGAACAGATTCATGACCACCAGCAGTTAAATCAACTTTCTGAGTGGTAGTATTCTTGAACCTATTCCCCTGAATAACTCCATAAGAACAACCAATGACAATATCATTAGTATTCTGTAGGAAGTAGTTATTCAGATACTGATGACGCAGAGGATCAGCGATTCCTGCTCCAGCAATGCCTTTAATTGCAACACCACCAAGAGCTTGGAAAATGCAGTTCTGGATTACAACATCAAATAATCCACCAGAATCCTCAAATCCAATCTGACCAACGCCACCACCAATAAAGTAGCAACCATCAATCAGTAAATGAGAAGGATCTGGATGAACAGCATCTTCAGCACGAGTTCCCTTAATTGCAGGAGAGCTAGCAACAGGATTAAAGCAAATATTCTTAATCGTCCAACCCTGCTCAATTAATTCAAGAAGTGCTGTAGTAGCTGCAGGAGCGGCTGGAGAAGTCCAATAAGCTCCACCACCTGTAGCAACTCCATTAGATGTAGCTTGACGAGGAAGATTGCCAGCACCAATAAGAGTAACGTCAAATACTCCTAATGGAGCTACAACCTGCTCTTTAATGACACCAGCAATAACAATAGTATCATAAGAGCTAAGGAAGGTAAATGCACGAGCTACTGTAGCAAATGGACTTGTCGGAGATAAGCCGTCGTTACCGTCATATCCAACAATTCCTTTGGTAGCATCACTGTTAGCATTGACATACCAGATTTTACCAGTAACAGCAGGATTTAGACCGTTAACAAATCCACCACGTCCAGCGAATGCTTTGACTGATGCCCAAAAGTTTCCCTGTGGGAAATTAGGCTGATTGAAATTACCCATTCTACTCCATCCTTAAGACAGCCGATTAACGGCCAGAGTTTACTGACGAATCTATTAAAGAAACGATCCTCTTTTATATTGTGCTCTAAATGGCCTCCTTCTTGTAATAATGCCTTGACGACCTTTAGTTCCAATACCGAGTAATCTATCAAGAGAAGCAATAGCATCGTTATTTAATACTTCAGCTCTGCTAGGATTCTCAGCGAGGAAGAATGCTAGGTGCCTAGCCGTTCTATTCGATAAATATCCAATTCCATTTGTAATGGCAATGTTAGATGAAGAATCAGAGATTGCAGTAAACAATGCTCTAATGTAGTTCATCTTAATATCATTATCTTGATTTGCAGGGAAGAATTTAATTTGATTCGTTTCCCATACATACCAGATAAACTGATTGATCTCCTGACCTGCTAAAGATTGATCAAGGAAATCAACCCTATCCATTAATGTATATGGATTAATTCCACTCTGCCTCTCCCAAAGAACTGACGGCTCAATTAGGTCATCAGGTAATCTAAGAGTAGTAGGACTATCAGCAAAAGGGATATGATCAGACCCAGCAGGAACAGTAATAACAGCCGAGCCAGTTGCAACAACTGGAATCTCGTTCTGTTCATAATGTTCCTGTAAATCCTGCAAAGCCATATTTAAATATGGTAATTGGACAGTATATGAATAGACACTTTTACTAGCATCATTCATAATGACAGCAGCTCTGTCCATTACTTGGGCTGCAGTTAACTCTACTGTGTTTGCCATTTATCGCAGTTCCTGCATTTAAACCAAATACCGTAGATATAATCTAACAGTCCTACTTTGCATTTCTTACACTTCATAACTACTTCTTCATGTCACCAAAAATGTTATTTTCCGGAGCCGCCATCAGTCCAGACTTATTATACAGCTCTTTGTCAACAACAGTCTTACAGTTTGGACAAATTGGAAACTTCGGATTACGTGCCTGACCACAAGCAATACAGGCAACTGTTTCCATCATCTTAAAGTCTTGCATCCACTCTTTCTGAGTTAGACGCAAAGCATTAGCAGCCATCCTCATATCATCATTAATACTAAGAGGATTTCCATTAGTTCTTGACCAACCAATGTCTGCTAACTTAACTAATGCTTCATACCATTTATCCTGCATAATCTTTGCTTTCTCAAGAATATGAGGATGTTCAGCTTTAAGTTGCTTAACTGTCATTTCACCAGGAACCCAGAATAATCCTGGCTGGGCATCATTAGCACGAGCTAATAATCCAATTACATAATCCCTGACAACAGATTCTGCAATTTGAACAGAACCGTGTGGAATTTCCAAAAGGGGTTCATCAAGATTAACTTCACGCCACCAAGAAGAAGAACCAACTACTAAACGGCTAGGAGCTTCATAACTACCAGCAGGAATTACAAAGTATCCAGGTTGAATAGTAGGCTTTCTTTCCTCAATAGTCTTACCATAAATACTAAAGATAGTGCATTTATCCATAGGATTAACAGGACCACGAATAGTCCTTTTATTCCTAATAGAGAAAGCATTACCGTAACCACCCATACTAACAGAGCCTGACTGACTTGCTACCTGATTAATTAAATCACTAGACATTAGTTACTCTTTTCATAGTTGTGGGGAACGAATGCGGTGGGACCAGAGTTTAAGGATGACCCCATTAATCCTGACTCATCACCGGAGAAATATTCCATCATATCTTCGATACGCTTCTTCTTTGCTTCTTCTGCATCTTCAGCCGTTTTAATACCATCAGAATAACGAGCTAAAGATGATTTGCCTTGAGCCGCTAATACTGTTCTAATTACTAATTCAGCTACTTCCCATTTAGGAGGAAGATATTTCTGATCCTTATCCCAGAACACAAAAAGCGGCTCGTAAGATAACTTCTGGGATGGTAGTTCATTCTGATTAACATCAGGAATAAGAACTAACCTCTCAATTAAATATAGTCCCTTTAACCACTGATATTTAGGAAGCTTCCTAACTTCAGGATGCAGTAAAAGAATCCCAGAATCAGTACTATCTGTTAACCTCATCTCAAACTGTTCATCAGCGAGAGAGATTCTAAAAATAGCCATTCCGGTAATTGTATCAATACCGAAATAGTCAACTAATCTTGTATTTAAGACCTCGATTGGTTCAAGTAATTGCATTCTAATTTGGGTGGTTGAGAAGACCCTTAATTATCCCAACCACCCATCCCTATTAATTAAACACTAAACAACAGCAGCAACCCAATACTTCTGCGTCTGAGGATCATAATGCAGAGTAATGGGACGATTCTGAATTGGCTGGTAAGCAGTCATAATATTACCAGTTGTCAGAAATGCACCAGGAGCAGCATTAGTGAAACAAAGAACAATCTGATGATACCCTGCAAGCGGTGGAGTAACTGTTGCAACCTGAGTTGTTCCAGTTAAAAACGTCATTGCAGTAGTCGGAGCAACAGTAGCTGCTGCTGCGATTGTAGGCGGAGGCGGAGTAGTTCCACCCTGATTAAGAGCAAAATTACCCTGAATCAAATCTCCGCTAACAGGCTGATCCTGAAAGAGTAATCCTTCAGAGCCAGAGTTGATTAAGGAGTGAAGCATTTTCATTGTCATTACTCCTTAATTGTAACCTGACGGAATTGCCAGATTATCAATGTATGCAGTTGCAGCAGGATTGTTAACGAAGAACTGACATCCGTTAACCATATAGAAGATATCCGATGCAACAACACCACCAGAAGAACTACGAATTTCAAAAATGCTTCTACCGTCAGTCTTATAGAAACCAACAGGAAGCGTTTCACCACGTCCCCAAACTTCATCAGAGACGAAATCAATACGCTTCTTATTCCAGCTAAAAGAAGGACGATCAGGAGCACCGGCGAATTGCATTCTATCGAAATACATATCCAGATCACCTTCAGAACGATTCTTGCTGTCCTGTTTAATCTGGATAACAGCCTGACCAATGTCTTCATAAGCCTGTTTCTGGCATGGATGCAGCCATGCATTAGGCTTGAAGTTATTGTCAATACCAACTCGATTACCAATCTTGTTAATAGCTAAACGAGCAAGAGGCAGTGAAAGAGCAGAACCGCCGCCATTAACACGATTGGAACGAATCTGCGGAGTATTAGCACGGTTAAAACCGAGCCAAGTACCAGTGCTAGCATTAGAATGCTGATAGGGAACTCCATACATAGCCGGTAAAGCTGCAGGAGAACTCAGACCATCAACAATAAGAACGTCAGTTGCAATTGCTCCAGCAATATTTGGAGTAACTTCAATAACGCTATTTTCCACATCCCAGTAAGTAATCTGGCCCTTACCACGATATGTAGCTAATGTAGCATCATAGACCTGAACTGTCTGACCAAAACGAACTAAGCGAGCACCAAAATCAGCGGTCAGAGTATATGTATCAAACCCTGCACCGGCTGTAACAGCACTCAAAGTTCCAACAGTTCCAGTTCCATCCTGCATTAACTGCGAATCCAACTGGCGTCGGAGTTCATCTAATGCAGTAGCAGTAAGA